GATGTCTTTCTATCCATGCAGGGAATAGTTTAGTAAGATATAAAACCAGTTGATTCCTTTCCCAATAAGCTATGTTCGTCTCATTAATCGGTTGTTTCATTATCATTGTTAGAATGGGTTAAAATTCATAGTCCCAATCTATCCGTATTGGCTTATTAACAGGTATATAGTTTTCATCCATAAGACTGGCATTAACGCATAAAATGTCTTTTGTGATGCATTTTAGTGTCATTTTACCATAACTTTCATGTATATGTCCAAAAACATGCAGACGTGGTTGTATGCGTTCTATAGCCTCTCTTAGCATTTTGCATCCAGCAAATTTTCCATCACTGGCTTTGCTTGATAATTTTACTTTATCAAGAATCCCATAAGGTGGTCCATGAGTAATGAGGATATCTATGTCATCAGGAATCAAATCCCACATAGCCTTGATAGGATCACCTCTATCTTTCATGAAGTGCCAGTTACAGAAAGTCGGTGTCCAAGGAGATCCCCAGATTTTTAAACCATTGTATTCAATTCCTGAATCTTCAAGATAATCAAATGCAGGAGATCCCTCTAAGTATTGAAACCAGTCTTTTTGTAATAATCCGTCATGGTTTCCGGCTATAACAATTTTTTTGTCATATTCCTGTTCACAAAGCCAACTATTAAATTTATAATATTGATTTTCTTCATCACTAGCCGTTAAATCACCGGCTATAATAAGAAGGTTACCCCCTGAAAGTTCCGGTAAAAATCCATGTAGGTCACTGATACAATCAATTATCATTTTTTTTCCATGAACCTAAATGTCTAAAGAAATCTTCTATAATCGACATTAAATACTTCAGCTAGCCTCTTAGCGATATCCTTTCCGATAGGACGCTTTCCTCTCTCCATCAAACTGATATTTGGCTGCTTAACATTAATCATTTCGCTAAGTTGCTTTTGTGTTAAATCCTCACGGTAACGTAACCCAGAAAGGTAAATCGCCCACATAGGCCTTTCTTTACAAGCTTCTTCAATTAATTTTTCAGCAAGAATATATCCTTCTTCTGGAACTTCTTGAACATTTATTTTAGTATGGTGCTTTCTCGTGTGTGCCCGCATAATATACCTCGATAATTTTATTTTCCTTGTCGGCTATCCAGCATGCTACATACGTTGGACGCCCTTTTTTTAAGTGACAATGATAAGTTAATTTTCATAGCTTTCCATAATTTGGATATTTCGGAGTTACTGGTCCATTTTCTAATGATTCTAACAGAATTAAATAAGAATCATAAGCACTTGTAGGTAAAATAGTTTTTTCCTTTTTCGCTTTTCCTGAAACTGTCACAATCCACTTATTCATGCCTTTATCATATATCAAACGATAATATAATTCAATCACAAATTAAATTTCTTTTCCTTGCAAATAAGGTGACAGTTTGAGTGAATATATTTAAAATTTTAATTGCATATATATGTTATGACAAATTAAAGTTTTAAATATTAGATGTAACGCGGTTCATCCCCGCTATGGTTGTATACACTTCACCAATGTAACAGGAGATTATGGAAGATCAAGATCAAGATAGCGAAATACAAGAGGTCGCACCTCCAGAACTAGATCAAAACGAATCTCAGCAGGACGACAGTAATATCCAGAACGCTCAAGAGGCTCAAAAAGCCGATGAGCAGGAAAAAAACTGGCGTGCTATGCGACAGCGTCAAAAAGAGATGGAATATGAGCTTAAACAGAAAAATGAAATGCTTGACAGGTTTTTGCAAATGCAACACCAACCTCAAGCACCTCAGCCAGCTGTTCAAGAAGATATTATTGATCCCGACGATTTCGCTAATTACGGCGGAGTGGAAAAGGTCACAAGAAAAACCGTTGCACCTCTAGAGCAGAAAATACAAGCCTTAGAGGCTCGTCTTGCTAAAGAGGAAAGCAATAAGCGTTTTTCAAGTCTTAGAAGCCAATATTCTGATTTTGATGATGTTGTCAATGTTGAAACGTTAGAAATATTAGAAAAAACGGAACCGGACTTGGCCGCAACCATAGCAGAGTTAAAAGACCCATACAAAATGGGAATACAAAGCTATAAGTTTATCAAGGCTTTAAATATCGCTGAAAAAGTCCCTAAGTCTAGACGAAGCAAGGAAATCGGGGAAAAAATTGAGAGGAATGAAAAAACCCTTCAATCTCCGGCATCTTTTGACAAAAGACCTATGGCACAGGCTTTTAAAATATCAAAAGCCGAAGAAAAGCGACTATACGAAGAAATGATAACATGTGCGAGGCAAGCCAACGGTTTTTAAAATCGAGGCGACATGTCAGTAAATTTTAACAATATGCCTCCACAGATACAGCAGAACTATACAAATAAGCTTCTTCTCACACCTGAAAGAAACTGTATTTTTAATCTGTTCGCTTCTGTGGTCGAGATAGATGATAACGACGGGTTTATCAACGTACAGTCCCGTTACGATGCTCTAGATACCTTTGAAGTTCCTTTAGACAACCAGCAAAACAACCCCCCAAGCCAGTTGCTTAGCAGGGTTGACGTGGATTGCAGAGTAAGGAATTACGCCACATATATAGTTTTAACTAAACGTGTGACTATTACTAACCAAGACCCTAGACAATGTTTAAAGGCAGCTTAGGAAAAAAAATATAAGCAACAAAAGTAGTTTTAACAAAGAAATTGCTTATATAAAGAACTTAATAAGTTAAATATGGGGTCTATAAATCTTGCCTGATTGACTTGGAAGGCTAAGGCGAAAGCTATGCCGACAGGGGCGAAGACATTTAAATGTCACGCTGAGAGACTAAGTGGTGAGACCCGAGAAATTGGGATGCGATAGTCCGACCCAGACGACGAAAGGTCTGGAGACAAGCAGAAATGACTTGTCCCCTCGTAAGAGGAGTAACAAAAATGATATTAAATGCCGCTGCAGCACGTCTAGGACAGGCTTATAAAGAAACCAGCGATATTTTACAAAGAAACGGTCTTGAGAGTACCGCTTCTATAGTAAACTGTGTTGGTGGTTCGAATGGAGATCTTCCGACGGAAATGCAGGTAAGTGATTTGGATGACATTACAGCAGTTTTACAAAATAACGACGGTGAGTATGTGACAAATATGATCGATGCGTCCGATAAAATCGGAACATCACCATTGGGAGACTGTTATGCTATGTTATGCCACTCGCGAATGATTCCTGTACTAAACAATATTACAGGTTTCAGACGTAAGTTTGAATATGGCACAGGATCTATTAACACGATCTCTAGCGAATGGGGAGGTATTAACAACATACGAGCTTTCCAATCCTCACAAGGGTCTATTACTCCAAGCGCATCGCTGATGGGTAATGACGTAGGGAATAACTTTATCGTGGCTTTAGAGTCTTATAAAGTCGTTTTCCAAAGAGGCGGAAGGGCTAAGTATATATATACTCCTCCAGGCGGTCATAATGACCCTGCACACTTGAGACATATGGCTGCATGCCAATTCTATCAAGGTAATTGTATTAATAACGATCTTTGGGTGCAGAACGCAAGATCAACAGGTCTATTGGGGGTATAATATGTTGCCATATCAAATTATTAAAGGTGGTTATTTTACTTCTGATTCAACACTTATGAAGCAAGTAGCGTTGAACGATAGACCGGATTTATTCTGGCTCAGAGACCGTACGGCATGGGGCGATGATGCTGCCGAAACATCAGTAGAATCTTGGTGGAGGCGTGGAATGGCACAGGGTGCTGCTCAAACGGCCGATCAAGCTGTAACTTCCGGTATTTTATCTACTGAGGCGGTTACTACGAACGGTTTTGTCTTTATTGACACCTCAAACCCTCCTGTCTTTGCTCCTTTAGCAACAACAGCTATCGAGGCAATTGGAGGTACTTTTGTTGTAACTATGGCAAATACAGGCTCTATTGAAGTTGGAGACTACGTAAGGCTTTACGGCACTACAGGAGCCCTTCAAATTGCAGGATATACTTTCCAAGTAACAGCTGTATCGTCGAATTCAAGCATTACGCTTGGCTATATGGCATCAAGCGGTATTACTTTTGCAGCCGACGCGACTGCTGGCTCTGTCAAAAAGTATTACCCTAATCTCATGTATCCACGATGGTCTTATATAGCTAATATTACTCAAGCTGTTCAAGCTGTAGTTTATTTCACTTCAAAAAATGATTATACACCAGGGGAAATCCTTTCCTTTAGGGTATCTTCTGATTTTGGAATGGAAGAAATTAACAATGTGCACGCGAGAGTGCTAAATGTTACTAACAGCTCAACAGTTTCATCTGTAACGCTTGATCTTGATACTACAGGGTACACGGCTTTTGCATTCCCGACAAGCGCTGAAGCTGCTGCCGGGGTAAGTCCTGCTGTGGCAGTGCCTTCTTCATCAGGGGTTATCCCTCTTGCAGGAAGCGCTACACAGCCCCAAATTCCTGAAGGAATGAATCTGCTTGACGCATTTGACAACAGAAACAAATACGTTATGCAAATGGGTTCAAATGTCATTACAAGCTCATCACATGTTTATGACTGGGTAGCAATTAAGTATGATGATTTTCAAGCTGAATAATTAGTATTCGGGGGGAGAAATCCCCCTTTAATTTTAAAAGGAGAGATATGAGAGTTTTAGAGATAAAAAGAAAAGGGGTTAATAAAAAACCTCGTGCAGAAGTTGAAGACATGATTAAGAAAATGAGAAAAGAGAATGAAGTAATGGTCAAAGGGCAGTTTGAATTCATAGGAGCTGAAGGCGGATTTTTTCAATTTACAGAGAGAGCGTTCCCAGGAGACCCAATTACTATCATTGAGTTAATACATGGTGAAATTTGCGAGATTCCAATGGGTATAGTAAAAAGAATTAATAATACTGTTCATAAAATTACACGTTATCAGAATGTTGAACAGACAGGAAAAGGCCCTTTAAAGTTGCCTCGTACATACGAAACTAAAGCTAGAATAAAATTCGTGCCATTGGACTATATTTAATGACAATAGGAATCCTTCAGGATATTATAGAAAAGGTTAGAGAGCTTGCAGGCTTGGGAAACAGTAACCAATCGACGGATCAAAAGATAATAAAATATCTAAACGCATTTTATTTGTCAGATTTTTCAGATGATTTGCGTATTTTAAAGTTGAAAGACGTTTACACATTCAATACGATTCAAGGTGTAGATGTCTATCCTTTTGATTTTGACCACTGGAGTTCTGTAAATGACCCGGCTTATATTAACAAAGCTCAGGTCCCCTTATATCAAGATAAAAAATCATTTTTTAATTATTCATTAAATGACCAGATGACGGAAAGTTTCGCCACCTCGGATGGAACTACAGGGCCTTATTCTGGAAATTCGACATCTAATCCGATACGAAGAAGTTACTACAATAATCCACAAGTTGATTCTCAAACAATACCTGTTACAGTATTTCCAAATGGATATCCGCCAACATTTACGGATCCTAACATTTCAAGGATTCAAAATATTCTTATATCATCCAATACGGCAACAGGCTCACTGCATGTAACGGACGACGGCAATGGCAATCTTATCGGAGATTGCATTGCAGGTGGAACAATAGATTATTTTACAGGAGCGGTTGCAAATCTTACTTTTACATCGGCTCCAACCTCAGGAAATAGTATATATATCAACTATACAAGCTCTCAACTTGCAAGGCCAAATAGGATACTTTTTTATCAAAACCAATTTATTCTAGATACCATGCCTGACATGGCTTACACGATCGAAATAGAAGCTATGAGGGAGCCGTCTCAAGCTTTGATGGGTACAACAAGCCTAACAAACTTTGACCTCAACGGTAGGCCTGAGTTATTCGGTTGGTGGGAGCTTTTAGCATTTGGGACAGCTAAAAAATTCTATCAAGATAGGCTTGATATGGAAGGAGTGCAAATGATGCAAATGTTTCTAGATGAAAAATTAACAGAAGCAAGAACAAGAACATATTCGCAGCTAGGATCAAGGCAGATAAATACAATATTTAGAAATGAAAACAACCAACTAAACTTTGGGAATTAGCAATGAAAAAATCAGAAAAAAAGATAAAAAAAGTAATGGGTGAGTACAAAGAGGGTAAGCTGCATTCAGGCAGTAAAAAAGGGCCGGTTGTAAAGAACCCGAAACAGGCCGTTGCCATAGCGATGAGCGAATCAGGAAAATCAAAGCAAAGAAAAAAGTAGGTAATTAGATGAGTTATAACCCTATTCCTCCATCTTCAGGGGGCACTTTAGTAGGTACAAGAGATCAAATAAGAACTAATTTTACCTTAATCCAATCAAATTTTGATATTAATCATGAAGATTATGGGGTGGGAGCAAACGCCGGAAAGCATAAATTTATGCAAATGCCTCAACAATCATCTGCACCGACTACGGCAGCTGGAGATATAGCCTTATATTCTAAATTAGTTTCGTCTATTCCAAGATTGTTTCTGAGACAAGAATCCAGTGGCACTGAAATTCAAATGAGCGGTATAAATCCTTCAGCAGCTACCAATGGATATACTTTTCTTCCCGGAGGTCTGCTTTTACAGTGGGGTATAAAAACTCCTTTATCTTCAACAGGAACTGTAACTTTTGCAACTTCAAATATTAATTTCCCAAATAATTGTTTTAATGTTTCATGTACTCTTATTTCATCACCGGGAGGAACCTCATCTTCAAACACAATAGCTCCAATTACAGCAACAGTTACAGGAAACGGATTTAATTATAGCTATACAGGTTCTTCAAGTTATGTAGCATTTTACTGGCAAGCGATAGGAAATTAATGAACTTAGTTCCTTTTCCTATTAAACCTTTTACGGCAGGACTTCAAAAAAACAAGAAGCCTTTGCATATAATGGATAATGCCTTTCAAACACTTGAAAACGCATATATTTTTCGTGAAACGGTAAAAAAAAGGGAAGGAATAAAATTAGCCGGGAGATTACGAAGAGTGATCGAAGAGGCTTCAATTGGGAATTCGGGGGCATCTCCTTGGACTTTCAATTTATACTCTGTTTATGTTCCTCCAATAACTCCGGAGGCAAATGCTGAAATTGAACCGGGAAGCGTTTTAATTACAATACAAGCAGGCCCAAATATTGTTTTTACAGATCAAGGTGACGGGACTCTTACAAGCCCAACAGTTGGTAATAGCGGATATATAAATTACCTTACAGGTGGTATTACACTTACGCATACAGGTGGAGTATCGGCCACAGTAGCAAGCTTCAATTATTTCCCCTCTCTCCCTGTAATGGGAATTAAGAAAAGGGAAATTATTGATATCAATATCTCTCAGTCGATTCTATTTGATACAAAATATTCTTACACTTACGACGGAAATAATTTTAATGTATCAAGTACAACCAATTGGTCAGGTGACGACTCTAATTTTTTTTGGTCAGCAAATATAAGAGGCTCGGATGCCTCTGAAAGACTTTTTTTTGTAACAAATTTTACTAATCCGGCATCTAGTGCTAACAATAGAATTCGATATACCTCTGACGCAGTAACATGGACAGATTTTTCCCCTCCTGTAAATAATGCAAACACTACATTTATATTTCAATGCAAGCTCATCGTTCAATATTATGGAAGAACACTATTTTTTTATACATATGAGGGAGCTACAGCAGGAACAAGCTCAATATTTGCTAATAGGTGCCGATTTTCTCAGGTAGGAAATCCTATACAGCCCAATACTGCCCCAGGAGATGGGACAGGCGCATGGCTTTCAGATGTTTTTGGAAAAGGTGGCTTTATTGATGCCCCAACAAATGAATCCATAGTGTCCCTGAAATTCTTTAAAAATACACTGATTGTTTTTTTTGAAAGGTCAACATGGAATTTGCGCTATGTGGGAGAATATGGTCTACCATTTATTTGGGAGAGGATATCTTCCGATTTCGGATCTGAAAGCACTCATTCAACAATTCTTTTTGACGAGGGAGTTTTAGCTGTAGGAAATAGAGCTATTATTTCTTCAAGCGGTCATACGGTTGATAGAATCGATTTAGAAATTCCCGATGAAGTTTTCAGATTTCATAATGAAGAAAATGGAAAAGAAAGGGTTCAAGGTGAGAGGGATTTTATAAAAGAGGTTGTTTACTGGACTTATTCCGATGGGGGATTAGCGCGAAAGTTCCCAAATAGGGTTCTCCTTTATAATTATAGAAATAATACTTTTGCTATTTTTAGAGATAATGTAACAGCCATCGGAGAGCTTACAACGGCATCAGGTGATAGTTGGGATTTACCCATTTCTTGGGATTCGATTACTAGCTGGAACACAATTTATCAAGGTGAGCTGGCAACAATAATATCAGGGAATCAGCAAGGATTTATACATTTCTATCAAACTCCTATCGACGGTGAAACTACTGTAGATTCTACCGTTGCCCTTATAGAAAATGAATCCCTTTCTATATCAGATATCACTTTGAGCGATACCGATTCAATAAATCTTGAAGTTATCAATCATAATCTTGAAGATTTAGAAATTATTTATGTAACAGGATTGAATTTCGTAGATACTTCATCATATGCAGTCATTCCCACAGATTTAAATGACTCGTTTTATCAAGTTTCTAGAGTAGATAGCGACAATATTACCTTAACTAAATGGGATTTCGATTCAAAAAGTTACGTAACAACTTCACATGACCTTTTGAACTATACACCTGACGTGGGAGAAGGGACATATGTCGGGGGTGGTAAAATAACACTCATTCCAAAAATGGATATATTAACAAAAGACTTTAACCCTATGCAATTGCAAGGGTTGAAAACGAGAATGTCATATCTAGACATAAATTCCGACGGAAATCCGGGGTCTATGGCTACGGTAAATATTTTCATAAATGCTTCAAAAGACCCGGCAACAAGAGGAAATCTTCTTGTAGGAAATCAGGAAATACAAGCCGATATTGTCCTGAGCGGTAGAATTTCCAATGCTAGCGATGATAATCCTTGTGTGATTACTTCACCGAATCATGGTTTACTTACAGGAAATCAGATAACAATTGCAAATGTAAGTGGAATGACCGAATTAAATGGCGGCAATTTTACAATAACATTTATCGATGTAAATTCCTTTAGCTTGGATGGTATTGATGCCTCTGGTTTTACTCCCTATACATCGGGTGGAAACTGGCTAACGACAAATAAATTCGAGTATTATATCGGGTCTCAATATTCCTATCATAGGTTTTATGCAACTTGTGTAGGTCAGTTTATCACAGTTCAACTTACCTATGACGATGATTTAATGAATCAATTTTACACTCACCAGGGCGGTTTTGAAATGAATGAATTAGTATTATGGATGAGCGGTAAAGGTGGGGGAAGAATAGTTTAATGTCATTTTCAAGCAATAATCCACAAATAACCAATCAACTGCCAATTACAATAAACCTTCCTTCTCTTGAAGACCAAAGAGAGTTTATCGGATATCTTGAAATCTTACTTAGAAATATTTCAAATACTGTCAATTCAAAAACAGGCGGTTTGAATACTTTAAATGAAACTGTTACCGGCGATCAATACTATACAGAAGACAATCCGCAAAGTTTTAGAAACGTGTACAGAAAAACTTTTGATCTTGTAAATCTAAACGGTGCAGATATTCCTCCTGGAGCTTTGGGAGCTATAGCGCATAATATTGATGGCGTTATTGAATCTGCCGGAATTTATGCACATCGCACAGCGATAACAGGTGAAATTTTTACTCTGGTCTATCCGGATATATACATAGATTCAACAAGTATTTTTTTTAATAATCCGTTTGGTGTACAATTAACACAGGCGGACATTGTATGTAACTATTTAAAAAACTAGGTAAAATATGGCTTATGATTGGGGAAAAGGTTTAGGCGGAGCAGGACTTGGGCTTTTCGCAGGAATGGGAGGACGAAGTAAGCCAAAGAAAATCTCTACTCTCGATAAAAGACAGCAAGGCATTTTAGATCAAATTAATAGTATGATAAACCCAGAGGGACAGCTTGGACAAGGTTACGGTCAATCGCTTGATCTACTAAAGCAATATATGGATCCGAGTTCAGAGGCTGTAAACCAATTCACTCAACCATATATGGATCAATTCAATCAGCAGACTGTACCGCAGCTAGCAGAAAGATTTGCAGGAATGGGTGGGGGTATGGGTGGAGGGCTTTCCTCTTCTGGATTTGGACAAGCGCTTAGTTCAGCAGGTGGACAACTGCAAAACCAATTAGCAGCTCTTAAATCGCAACTTGCTCAACAAGCAGCCCAGCAACTCATGGGTCAATATGGTCAAGCTCAGCAAAATATTCTTCAAACACCAACTTTTGCATATCAAAGACCAGAGGCCGGAATGTTTCCTGGAATGATGAACGCTTGGGCAAAAGGTGGCTTTGCCGGTTCAGATAAAATTTTCGATTTTCTTAAAGGTATAGGTGGATAATGGTACAAGTTTTAGATTTATCCCCGATAAAGGGGCCTTCCTATGAAATGGGTCAATCAATGGGTGGGGGATTGGCTAAAAGAATGGGGTTGCAAGAGGCTGAAACTATGGCTTCAAATGCTGAGGGTGATCCTGTTAAACTTGCTTTTTCTTTAGCCAGAGCATCGATCTATGCTCCTGAATTGCAGAGATCTTTGGGTCAAATATACGAACAAATGCTTTCAAGATCTCAATCAGGACAATATGCAGGGGGACTATCTTCTAAAGAACCCAGCCAGCCATATAATATCCCAGGAGGAGAAGCAAACCCAGACATTGCAGGAGAAATTAGCCCAGGAGGGATAATTGCCCCTTCAGCAGATGTGCCATCTAACGCTAACCCTATTAATAGGATAAATGCTCAAAATACAGACATACAATATCCAAAAGGCAAATATTCAGCAGATGATATTGAAAGTCTATCTTTTCAGTTCATGTCAGATCTACGTCCGGACTTGGTAGAAGGCAGCAGTCAATACGGTAGAGTGCCAACATATAATTATCAAATGAAAAGCGATTTAAGGCCTGAAGAAGAGCAACAGCTAAGACAGCAATTTATTGACAAAAAAATTAACCCCAAAGTCCAAGATAATCTAATCAATCGAATTAGAGAAGATATAAAAACTCGTTACAACGAAATGAAAACAAATTATGGAATGGACGTTGCAAGAGAAAAACAGATCCAAGATAAATGGGCTGTATTTAAAGCTCAATCAGATGAGAATTTACAGCCTTTATTAGGAAGATACAATTCAAGATTTGGATTTGGAGGAAGACCTAGAACGTCCAACGACCTCAAAAATAAATATTTTCAATATGCAGGTAATCTTCCTGTTAATCTTACGCCTGAACAAATGCACGCCCAGGCCGGTGCTATGCTTCAAAATGATATAGATAGAATAGACGCTGTTGCTGCACTTCCTGAAATGCCTTTTATAAGAAATCCACACGATGTTGAAGATTATTTAAACGATAAAAAAGATGCTTATAAAGAATTAGTTAATGAGGGTTTTTACGAAAGCATTAAAGAAGATTCAGTAAATAAGGGAATGGGAATTGAAGAACTTCACAATTCAATTTGGGGAGATCAGACAAATAAGGCAAGTTTAAATTCATTATCTATTTTTCAAGCTCCGATTCAAGATTTTAATGAGCCAAAAAGGGGTGAAAAGAATTTATTCGGATTCGGAAAAGATTTTTCAAAAGAGAGTTTGTTAAAGCCTTTTACAAAAAAAATAAATCCAAATTATGTAAAAGAGAAAAAACAATATATCGAAAATATATCATCACAATTAGAACGAATAAAGCCGGAAGATGATTTAATTTTACTAAGGTCCCAAGTTTTAAATAGCGGAGGAACTGAAAAAGATTTCATGGATGCTTTAACTAAAGCCCAAGAAAAAAAATTACAGCTCTCTCCCTTCCAACGCTCACAACTTCAAGAGCTAAGAATACCTAGAGTGAGGCCCCTATGGGAAATATTCAATCCCAAAACATGGAATCAATGGATTAATTATTTGAGCGGAAGACGATGAACCCAATTATTCAGGCTCTTTATTCAGGTCATACAATTAAAAAAGTTTTGGATTACCTTGCTAAGAGTAATCCGGCTCTAGCTTCTAAAATTAGTATGGCTGCAACTTATGGATATCCCCTAGAAAAAATTTTAAAACATATAATGCAGGGTGGAAAGTCTTCTAGTCCTTCTTTACCTGACGCATCTGCCCAAGATTTATCTTTATATGATAAAATGCAATATAACCTTCCAAAAGAGATGGGTATGATTGCCAGGGGCGCAGGATATGCAGCAGCTGGGTTAGGTTTAGCCTATGGATTAGACCAATTTAATAATCAGCAGCCTACTCAACAGCAACCTACTCCTGTACCACTTCCTCAACAGCAAGCTGTACCCATTCCTCAACAGCAACCAATACCAGTACCTCTCCCTCAACAGCAGGCTACTCCTATACCCATTCCTCAACAGCAAGCTGTACCACTTCCTCAACAGCATGCTACTCAACAGCAAGCTGCACCTATACAGAGATCCCAACAGCAAGCAATACCTCAAGTACAACAACAAGCAATGCCACCAGTACAACAGCAAGCACCTATCCAAATACCCACCGCAAATATTTTTGACAGCCTAATAAAAGGAGTGGATTTAAATAGCCTTTCACCAGAAAGACAAAAAAGATTAAATTTTCTTAAGACAGTTTCTAATAATCTTCAATCAAAGGGACTAACTGAAAATGACCGTGCCTTTAATTCTGTTAAGAAAAAAATTAAGGAGATTTTATCTAAACCAGAAACTTTTGGAGAGAGAGAGCTTGAAAGATTAAAAACTCAGTACCCAGATACAGACAAATCCAATCTTATTAAAAAAGGCGTCGATGTTGTAGCACCAAACGGAATTATTGGAAAAATTAAATCCTTAAGTGGTAACAATATTTTAATAGAAACCGATGGAATGATACAGAAGTTTAAAGCGAATCAAGTTTATACCCCACCGATTCCCGTCAAAGAGCTTGATGAATTATATACAGATCTTATTTCTGGAATTGAGAAAAAAACAGGACAGCAAGTTTCTAGAAGCGTTAATTTTGCCGGTTTTGATCCAAAAAATAACGCCTTAGCTTTCCAGCCTAATTCAGGAGGTTTATATATCTATGAAAACATAGATGAGAAAAGGAAAAATAAACTAACTGAGTTGCTAAAAAGGAAGACATCGGGTGAAAGTTTTATAGGCGCATGGGAAGAAGGAACAGACTCACCGATAGGATCCCAAATGAGTGCTCTCATAAAAGAAATCCAAAAAGAACGCGGTGGTAAAGAAAATGAATACTCCTTTAAATTCGATACCGTTTATGATGCTATTGAACCTGCAAAAATTGAAAAAGCCAAGAAATTACGTATCCAAGAAATTCTACAGCTAAAGCAAAAAAAAGAAACTAAAGTAAAGAAATTAGAAAAACTAGGACTTTCACCAGAAAAAATAAAAGAGCTTTTCAATGAGTAAAAAAAAACCATTAAGCCAAAATCTAATTAAAATCTTGGCTTTTCTTTATGAAAAAAGCAAAAACAGTGGTAATAAACCAAAGAAAAAGCCTAATAAGAATTAAAATCTTCTTGTACGTTTATGTAATTTGTCTTCATTCTTTTTATTTCTTGTTTTAAATTATTTATCTCTATGTCTTTTAAAGACTCGCAAATTTCTTTTTTTAATTCTACTTTACCTGCATTTCTTCCGATCATATACATTGCTGCAAATGCCGCAGTTCCTAGAATTGTTCCTATTAAATCATCATCAAACATAATAATACTCCTTTATTTATTTTTATTTATTTTTTAATCTCGTTTATCAAAGTATAAAACTTATCGTTAGAATCCTTTTGAACTTCGCAATACATCTCATAAAGCCTATCGGTTCTTGCTCCTTGCCGTTCAATTTTACCATCTAGCAAATAGAATCCTCCAAGAAGTGTAACTAATACCACGACCCATTCGACATGTACAAACCAGTTTTTATTTTCCATATCTTATCTCCTTTCCATCTTTGTTAGTTGATACATAAAAGTAAAAAGCATTAAAAGAAAAGTCGAAACACCAAAAAATACACCTAAATAATTGAATAATGCAGGTCCAAATTCAGGACCGATTACCGTTTTAATCCATTCTTCTACCATGTTATTGCCTTTCTTTAAGTAAATCGACAAACATTCTGTATAGTTGATCTATTCTCAAAGCATGAGAATCCATCATTGATCCTAATGAGTTAACATCGTCTTTAATACTTTTTACGTCTGAATCAATTCGATTTACCGACCATATTACAAGACTTGCCACTAATCCTATCAAAGCAATATTAATTCCTGCTAATGTAAAAATTTGTTCCCATTCCATATTATTTTCTTCTTTCTTCAATGGTGCAAAGGCGTCCGTGAAAATCTTTTATTTCTTGATGAATAGCCTGAATCATTGAATATGTTTCTTTTCGATGTTCTTCTATTTTTTGATCTGTTTTTCTCCAATCAGCTCGAGAAGAAAGCCACATACCCACCATAGAAAAAAAGAATATTGAAAATTGTATCCAGTCCATATTAATTCCTGTCTAATTGTTTTTTTTCGACAAAATCACCTTGACAAATTGCCTTTTTAAAAAGTAAATGATTTTCATACACTTCATCATACTTTTTTTGTAGCTCGTTTAACCGTGCGAAAACTCCTTTTCTCACACGTTCGGCAGCTTTTTTCGCTTCTAGAATCTCCGATTCCAATCTTAATATGTCATCATCTTTAAAAAAATCTAATTGTAAAATTTCAGCCATTTTCACTCTCTTCTGTATTATTATAATTTTCAGCCATAAGCCTTTTAAGCTCACCGTCATAAATCCTATAGATCGCTCGTTTTTCACAACCGACGTTTAAAGCTTTTATTTTTCCGATTCGTATTAACTTACTAACCGTACGTACGTTAAGTTTCAAAATCTTTGAAAACTCTAATATTGTATAAAATTTATCCATCATACCATCATTTTACATTCAATTACATTTAATTTCAATACGATACATTTTTTTAAAATTAAGTTGCAAAGTAAAAATTTAAATATTATTTTGGTAATAATTAAATATTTAATTACTAGGAGTTAAAATTGCCTCAGATCAATGAATGTCTCGGTCGGTCAGCACCTTTTGTTAAAGTACTACCTATACCGATTATAGCTCAAAGAGCACCAGCAACAACAGATACAAACTATGCAAAAGGTCAACCTTGGATAGATGAAAGCGTTATTCCATCTATTCTATATTTTCACCTTGGGGGTGGAGACTGGAATTCAAACGAACTTACTTTAAGTACTGACGCAACATTTGCAGGTGCATTAAATACTACAGCATCAAGCTCATTAGCCATTAAAACATACGCGGACAATTTAGCAATTGCGGGATCTCCCGTATCTACTGAGACAACTCCGGGAATAGGTGAGTTAGCTACCGATGTTGAAGCCGTTGCAGGAACACCATCAACAGGCGCACTTGCTCTTTTTGTAACACCATCAAATTTAGCCGCAGTATTTGCCGCTCCTCCAGCAATTGGGGGAACAACTCCAAGCTCAGGAGAATTTACAAATATATCTGCAACAGGTGTTGGCACAGGAAATATCCTTACATCCGATACAGATTCAAGCTTTAGCACAACAGGCGCAGGAATTGACGTAACAATTGATTCAGATGCCGGAAGAGTGATTATAAACGGCGAAGAAGCTGCTGCTAATGCGATTACATTGCTTTCCGCAGCAGGGGGAATTGACGTAGACGCAGCCCTTCAAGTTAATATTGCTTCATCAGAAAACTCAGTTGATGCAATTAGAATTTTGGCTTCAGCAGGAGGTATTGACATAGATGCCGTTGGAGCTGCTACAGAAGATATCAATATTACAAATACAGGTGGATCGATTGTTTTATCTTCTACAGAATCCGCAGCCGATAGCATTGTTATCCAAAGTACAGCAGGTGGTATCGATATTCTCGCAAACGGTGCAGCAGCCGGAGAGGATATTGACATTTCAACAAGTGCATCCGTAAATATTACCTCAACTGAAAATAACTCAGGCGCCGTAATTGTTAGAGCAAACGGCGGTGCTTCCGAAAGGGTTACTCTTTTAGCATCTCAAGGCACAGGCGCAGACAGCATCAATTTGGAATCGACTGCCGGGGGTATAACCTTATCCGCAGCTCTTGCATCTGCTGACGCAATCAATCTTTCAGCTTCTGCCGGTGGAGTTGATATAGACGGTGCATTACAAGTTAATATTGCCTCTTCTCAAAACGCAGCTGACGCAATAAGAATCGTAGCTTCTGCAGGTGGTATTGATATAGATGCGGTTGGCGCCGCGGCTGAAGATATCAATATTACAAATACAGGTGGATCGATAACTCTTCAAGCAACTGAATCCGATATAGACGCAATTGTCATTAACGCCTCAGGCGCAGCAGGTGGCATTAACGTCGATGCAGGAACTAGCGGGGTTATTGTTGATACTACAGGAGGAATTTCCCTAGATTCAGCAGCGGCCTCAAACTTCACCGCAACGGGCGCATTTGATATAACAGTATCGTCAACAGCAGGTAGTCTACTATTCAATGCAGGAGAAGCGGCAGCAGATGCGTTTAATTTCGACGCGGCAGCCGGTGGATTAGATGTAGATGTTGCCCTTCAGTTAAACCTTGATTCCTCACAAGCCGCAACCGCAGATTCCATAAGAATTGTAGCTTCAGCAGCAGACGGAGGTATGGACCTTGATGCAGGAACAGGAGGAATGACTCTTGACTCTACAGGTGCTATATCTATCGACGCAGCAGCAGCTTCAAACTTTAGCGTATCAGGAGCCGGGATCGATCTAACTCTTGCTTCATCCGCTGGTCGTGTAGTGATGAACGGAGAAGAAGCGGCAGCAGATGCTTTGAGACTCCTTTCAGCAGCTGGCGGTTTAGATGCCGATGTTGCTCTTCAAATGAATTTGGTAAGTTCGCAAAATGCAGCCGATGCGATTGTAATAAATGCTTCAGCAGGTGGTATCGATGTGACGGCCGCAGGTGCTGCCGGTGAAGACATCGATATTGTATGTACATCCGGAAGTATTAATCTTACAGCCGGGGAAAATATTGCCACCTCAATGGTAATCACAAATACCGGAATGGATATAGATATTACAGGTGCAGCCGGTCAAGACTTCGATCTTACAAACACAGGTGGCTCTGTCAATATTACAGCAACAGAAAACGTTTCTGACGCAATAGTGATAAACGCATCAGGAGCGGCATCAGGAATGTCTCTTGATGCAGGAACATCAGGATTGACAATCGGAACCGGTATGATACTACCTGTCACTGCCGTTGCTACAGCCGACACACCTTATGCACTTCTTGGAACAGATTATATCGTATCAACAGATACAACAGGGGGCGTTTTAACAATTACGCTTCCAGCAGATCCTGCAACTGGTAGAACAGTAGTAATTTACGACGGTGCCGGTCAAGCGGCTATCGGAGGAAACATTACAATTGACGGTAACGGTAATAACATCGCAGCAGGTGGTACAAGTGCGGCATCAAAACTCATAAACACCGCTTTTGAATCATATACTCTTTATTTTAATGGCACAATTTGGCTAGGTCAAAACATAGTTTAATAGAAGGATAAAATATGAAATCATCTGCAGAGTTAGAGCCATTAAGGTCTTTGGGTTTTGCAAGTATATCCGGTACATATGCAGCAGTGGGAACTCCTTTTGAGTTTCCATCACGGTTAATATGCTTTACAAATGCAACAAATGGCGATGTTTTTTTTACGAGAGATCCAAGCAGAGACGAATTATTTGTTGGAGCTGGAAGTTTTAAGCTATTCGATGTAGCTACTAACCACCGACCTACAAATCAGGACGACAACGTTTTTAGGGCCGGCACACAATGGTACGTAAAACAAAGTACGGCTCCAACAGAAAAATCAGTTTATATAGAAACAATGTATGCGGAATAACTTTAGAGATCTTATACGTCAAGAGCTTTTAACACGCTTTGAAGACGTCATAAAAGAAGAAATTCGCCATCATAATCTTGAAATACAAAAAACAAATAAAGATATTGCCTTTATAAAAAAACTTTACGAAGACCAGCAAGTTTACATAAAAAAAATTCATGATGAATATATGAAAAAATACGATCTAACAAAAAAAGATTTTTTTAACGCTGTTTCTGAGACATCAGATATTCATGAACAACAAAGCAAGTTCATTAAGGAAAAAGAAAAAAGCTATATTGCTCTTAAAAAAGAATTCGAAGAGAAAAAAGAAAATTACATATCTAAAGAAGATTTTAACGAAAAAATATCAACTCTTGAAAATGAAGTAATGACATTAAGTAAAACACTTCAAAATCAAATAAAAGAAACCCAAAATATCACTCAAGAGCTATACATACTCAATGAAAAAAAAATAAACTCAAAAACTAAAATAGTAGAAAATGAAATTTCAGAGATTAAAAAATTTTATACCACTCTATTGTCATTCGTAGAATCTATTGATAGTCATATAAAATCAATGGAACGTAAAAAAAGCATCCAAGAAAAAAATTATTTTGTCATAGAAAAAAAGATAGAAAATCTTTACACGCTCATAGATAGAAATAAAAATGGTGGAAAATGAGTCAAGCCGGTCTAGTTGATTTAGAGCAGGGACATCCTCAAATACCCACCCAATTTGATACCGACTCCGGAACTGCTATACCCATAGACAATACTATTGAAATCCTTGGCGAAACCGTTCCAAATGCAACAAATGCAACGCCAGTTTTTACTACAGGATCGGGAAATACGGTTACGATAGAGGTTCAAGTAGGGGCTGCAATTATTGGGGCACCAGCGGATTCAAATGACGCCGGACTTGCAAGCTTTGACGATAGCCAGTTTTCCGTAGATGAATTTGGCTTTGTACAGCTAAAAGGTGGAACCGTAGCGCTGGACACCATAACAGGCGATGACGCCGTCGAGGTTACTGCTGACGGGAACGGCAACATGAACTTCACCGGAGTTATCGTTCCTAATGCCACCAATCCCAAGCCATTGTATTTCGACGGTGACTCTGCAACTTTTACGCAAGAGTTAGAGCTACAAGTCAGCGGATCTTCCGCCTCACCCCCGGCAAACACAAATAGTGCTGGAATCTGCTCATTCAGCAGCTCACAATTCAACGTAAACGCTAACGGTTATGTTGAACTCATTGGAAGCTCACAAGCAATAGATTCAAACACAGGTGACGATGGAATCACCGTCTTACCTGATGTTAACGGAAATTTCAACTGGATAGGAAACGCAGTTGACAACGGAGATAACGCTAAACCTGTATTTTTCAAAGACAGCACAACAGCAAACGCCATTGATCTAGATGTCCAAGTTTCAGTAGCGATAACAGGGGCTCCAGCAGATAAAAACGACGCCGGGCTCGCAAGTTTTGATGATGAAAACTTTACTTGCGATACAAACGGATATACCGCTTTAATCGATGGGGAAAATGTCCTATTCGTAGGTAAGTGGGGAGATGATAGCCACGACGGATTAAATTTTGAAGCGGCAAAACTTACAATTACAGCGGCTTTAAGTGCGGCAACATCAGGAACGACAATACATATTTATCCAGGAACATATACCGAAGATTTTACGTTGAAAGCCGGTATAAGTTTAAATGGATTTTTAGGAAATAACGGAGATAATGGAACAACTGTTATTGTAGGAAAAATCACCTTCACAGAAGCGGGGTCATCTGCAATAAACGGAATTTTTTTATATACAAATTCTGATTATGCAATTGAAATGACAGGATCAAATTCATGTATTCTACGTATTACAACCTCACGTTTAAGAGCAGCAAATAATACAATAATTAATCTAACAAATAGCTCTGGACTAATAGAAATCTATCAAGGTCATCAAAGTTTTACATCGGGTAATGCTCTTATTGATATGAGTGCTGGCAGTGTTCGGATTTCTGGAGTTTACCAAGAAATTGGGGCCGGAACATGTGCAATCAGTGGCGGAGATATTAGATTCTATAATTCACGTTTGACAAATTTATATTCGTTGACTAATTCAGCAAATATTACATTCAACAACAGCAGAATAGAATTTGGAAACACACTTGTTACACTTGCCGATACAAGCACTGGAACAGCTAGAAATTCTTCATTTGCTGGAGGAGCCTTTAGATGTTTTGAAGTTGGGGCAGGTTGTACATTTAATTGTTATGACTGTATTCTAAACACAACAACCTCTGATACTACTTGCGCTGGAGGAGCCGGAACATTTAATTATAGTGGACTTGTTTTTTCAAGTACACAAGATCAAATTACAACTACAACAAGAAATTATACATCCACTACGTCTAAAACCACTAAATTTACTTCATCAGGAACGTGGAATAAAGATCATCGTACAAAATCCGCTAGAATCATTGGATGGGGCGGAGGAGGCGGAGGCGGATCCGGAAGAAGAGATAATACTGGTGGATCAAATAAAGCAGGTGGAGGTGGTGGAGCTTGTCAAGGCATCTTTGACATATTTGTCGAAGGAAGTTTTTTAGGTTCATCCGAGAATGTAACAATTGGTGCCGGTGGTGCTGGTGGTGTAGGAATTGCAGGTGTAAACGCGGATGGT